GCTGCGGTCGTGAGTTGACAAACAAGGAATCGGTGGAGCTGGGCATTGGCCCGATCTGCCGAGAACGTTTCTTCGGCTGAGGATCGTGTCATGGGTCGCATCGCCAGAATGGATTCGTCATAGCACTCTTTGGTGCGACCCGAAGCGATAATAGCGCTCTGACTATTCAACAAGGATTAACATGAGCGCTTCTAGTTTGGCAACTCTCTGTGTCTTTCTCGTCAGCTTGGTTGCTTGTGTTCTCCTCGAGATCTTCACAAAGGCAGGCGCTGGATTCGTTTGGATCTTCCCTGCGTTCTCGTTCTTTGGCATCATCAACAAGGAGTAACCGACAATGCCAGGTCCTGTAAGCGATTCCAATCGCGGTCCGAGCGACAACTCTCCGTATGTGCCATTCTGGTGCTACGAGAATGGACCGAAGATGTGTCCCTGTGGTCACCACGAGGGATACCACAACGGCAAAGGCGAATGCAATCAGGCGCATAAGTGTGGTTGCGCCGGTCTTCCCGCCGATTGTCTCACTCCTCTCTATCCCGAACAAAGCCTCTGATCATGAAGAAAGTCTACGACACCATCATCGCCGTCCGGAATGCTTCCGGCAAGAATGCCAAGCTGGCAATCCTGCAGAAGAACTTCGGCAACGAACAGCTCAAGGATTTCCTGCGTGTGTGCTATGAGCCGCGCATCAATTTCTACCAGGGCAAAGTCGACAAGAAGGCTGCGTCCAAAGGAGTGAAGCGGAATGGCAAATTCCACGCAGGCATGGTGTCTTCTCTGATCTCGCAGCTCCATGAGCGCGCTATCACGGGTAATGCCGCCAAGCAATGGCTGGCTGATACATGGTCGGCGATGCAGGAAGATTGGGAGCGTGAGCTCCTGGAGATGCTGATCGACCGAGACGTCAAGGCAGGTATCTCCACCTCCAGCATCAACTCGATCTGGAGCGATCTGATCACCGACGTGCCGTACATGCGGTGTTCCTTGCTCAAGGGATCCAAGATCAAGGAGTTCCACTGGAAGGAAGGCGTCTACAGCCAGATCAAGGCAGATGGTATGTTCGCCAACATCGATCTGCAGGAGAATGGTGATGTGACCATCATGTCGCGCAACGGTTCTCCGTTCCCGATCGAAGCGTTCTCCGACATCACCGAACAACTTGGACGCCTGTCCAAGAAATGTCGGGATGTCCAGCTCCATGGCGAGTTGTTGGTTCAGCGTGCGCATCTGGATGGCAATGAAACGCTGCCGAGACAAGAATCGAACGGCATGCTCAATCGCCTGCTCAAAGGTGGTGATCTTCCGAGCAACCACCGCGTGATCTACAAGGTGTGGGACATCATTCCTCTGAATGAATCTGTCTCTGGTGGAGCATATCACGTTCCGTACAGCAAGCGGCTCGATCATCTGCGTGCACTGTTCCCTGTTACTGGTGCAGCCACCATTACCATCATCGAGACCGCAACAGTTCGCTCGATGGAAGAAGCCAAGGAACACTACTTGCATGCTCTCGCTTGCGGTGAAGAAGGAACCGTCCTCAAGGATTGCAATGCTATCTGGGAAGACAAGACTTCCAAGTGGCAGATCAAGTTCAAGATGGAAGTAGCAGTCGAACTGCGAGTGATCGGCTTCAAGCCTGGCCGCAACAAGTTCGAAGGCATGGTAGGTTCGCTCGAATGCGAGAGTGAAGACCACAAGTTGGAAGTGAACGTGTCTGGCTTTCCGGACGAACTCCGCGAGGAGATCACCAAGAACTTCAACAAGGGATGGAAGGGTTCGGTCGTCTCGGTGATCTCCAACTCGATCATGCCCGAACGCAACGGCAAGTACAGCCTGTTCCTTCCGCGCTTCGCCGAACAGCGACTCGACAAGAAGAAGGCTGACACTCTGAAGCAGATCCAGGATCAGTTCGAGGCTGCGCTGGATAGTATGTGATCCACGAAGGACAGATTCTGAATCAACACCAGTGCGCGGAGCTCATAGCAGCTCCGCGCCATTCCAAGTTGGCAAACGTCACTGGTGGATTTGCACCAAACATTCGATTGGTTGAGCAAGGCGAAGTCGCTGTTGATTGGCTTCACCCCATCATCAAATCCTACATCGATGATGTCCTCGCTATTCCGTTTGGCTTATCAGAGCCGCGAATGTTCAAAACAGTGTTCCTCAAATACAGCACTGGATTCTTTTACAAAGCTCATCAAGATGTCATCCCTAACTTGCCATATCGGCGAGTCGTGTCTATTTCTATTGGACTCGATTCAGGGTATACTGGTGGCGAACTCGTATTCTACGAGCAAGGGCTCAGTGCCAATATCACTCACACGCATGTATCCTCTGTTGGTACAGCTATCGCTTTCAACAGTGATGCGTGGCATGAAGTTCGACCAGTGACATCTGGTGTTCGACATGCTGTCGTTGTGTGGGTATCAATTCCTACGGTGAAGAATGAAATTACGAATTTGGTCTGACGTCCATACAGAGTTTGGTCGTCTTGAATGGCATGGTCGCGAGGATGATAAGGAGACTGTTCTTGTCATTGCTGGCGATTTCATGGTGCTTCCAACTGGCTATGACAGCATTGATGATCTGCGCAAGCTGTGTGATCAATTCAAGGCTGTGATCTATGTCGCCGGCAACCATGAGTTCTACGGAAGCTTCTATCTTGAAGCTCTGGAACAGTTGCGCGGTCTCGGTGATGAGATTCCCAACCTCCATTTCCTTGATGGCGACTATGCCATCATCGACAATGTGAGGTTCGTCGGAGGAACTCTCTGGACTGACTTCAACGATGCTGATGAAGCAACGATGGCCATCGTGCGATACAGCATGAATGACTATCGCAAGATCTATGCACGAGAGATAGGATACAAAAAGGTTCCAATCTCACCACACTTCATCTATGCACGCAACCAATTCTATCGTGGAGAGTTTGAGAAATGGTTGTCGACTCCATTTGATGGCAAGACGGTGGTAGTGTCTCACCATCTACCTGATGTTTCGTTCGTCAATGGATACACAGACGGCGATTTGGTGTACGCTTATGGCAACACCAACATGGATCGCATCCTGAACTTGCCGATCGATCTATGGATTCATGGCCACGTCCACATCCGTCAGGAGTACGTGCTGCCTTCAAAGTTGAAGGGCATTCCTGTTGTGGCCAATCCACGTGGCTACATCGGTGCACAAGCAATGGCTTACACTTTCGTCGACGACAAGATTTGGGAGATTTGATATGCGCATTCTCGTAACTGGTCTTCCGGGTTCCGGCAAGTCGTATCTTTCCAAGATGCTGAATGATCAAATCCCGGACTCTCGTTTGCTCAATGCTGATGCTCTGCGCACCGAGCACAACGATTGGGACTTCAACATAGAAGGACGGATCCGTCAAGCAGAACGCATGCGTCGTCTTGCTGATCTCAATCACAAGAACGTTACGATAGCTGACTTTGTTGCTCCGACTGATGAGCTAAGGGCCATCTACGATCCGCACTACACGTTCTACATGGACACCATCAAGGAGAGCCGATTCGAGGACACCAATCGGCTCTATCAGCCACCAACCAATCCTGATGCGACCATTACCAATCAGGAGTGGGATGAGTTCGATGTGAATGAATGGGTCCGGCGCATGTATCGCGAACTGCCGACTGGCGTTATGATCGGCAGATATCAGCCATTCCATGATGGCCACCGCGCCTTGGCTGAACGTGTGCTACAAAAGCATCCAGTATTGGCCATCCTGGTGCGGACTGTTCCTCGTTCCGACAAGAACCCATTCAGTTTCACAGAAGTGCAGTCTCGCATCCTCACAAAGATGATTGACTATCGGGGTCGTGTACAAGTCATCCCTTGTCTGAATGTTGGTGGTGTATACTATGGTCGTGATGTCGGATACAATGTCGAACAGATCGAGCTGCCGCCTGAGATTCAAGCCATCAGTGCTACCAAGATCCGTCAGGAAATGAACAAGGAACATTGAGCCATACATACTCTTGGTGTCAACCCACCAGGAGTTTCAAACATGCACTCTGAAAGAACCGTGTTTTGTGATCATTGTAAGCAGGTTCGTGACGTTTCAGGGGTGAACGCACCAGTGTACTATGTCGAGAGACTCAGCGATCGGGACATCTTCGTCCTATCGTTCATCTGTGATTTGTGCGAGAGCCACTCAATCAGTTCTATCAGGGAACCCTTTGGGGACTGATAGAGGTATCATAATGGCTTAAAGTTTTGTAATGAGGTAGCTTATAGCATGAGGTTGCCAGTATCGCTTCAAACTGAAGGAAAGTACACTCCTTATCAATTGTACAAGATGTATCTCGGAATGAAGCTCCACTTTGGTAGTGCTTCTTACGATATCTTCAAGTACAATGGTAAGGTGTCAGCGTCTGAGGATAGCTTCAACACTCGTCGCGACAAGTACAAGTTTGTTAAACTCGCGAAGCACAAGGATCCTGCGGGCATACTGGTAGCCAACTTTGTTCTGAACAAAAACTTCTGGGTCGGTGATGTTGATGATCCGGAAGCTGATCGGAACTACAAGGATTGGCTCCGCAAGCAGGAGTCACTCAGCTACATCTTCAATCAAGAGATGAAGGTCTTTGATGGTAAGACGATTGATGATCTGCTCTATGTCCCAGATCATCAACATCCACTTCTCCTCTCCAAGCACCTGCGTGGTGAGGTGTCTCTTGAAAGCATCACCATCATTTCGGACATTGTCAATTTTGTACCATACTGGACTGAGACAATCGCAGACCCCGTCTTGTGGGCTGAGACACGTGCCACCATCCAGAAGTACAGACCATTCCTCGAATTCAACCGCGACACGTTTCGTACAACGTTAGGGAAGTTCGTTGATCTCCAGTCGTGAGACTGCTGTTTAACAGCACATATCTAGATGTGCTAGAGCGTTGAACATACAGCGCATAGTTACACTTACATCATGATTTGGCAACACACGCCATGTGAATAAGACAACATACAACACATACAAGGAATACACATATGGCAGTTAGTTTTTCTGAACTCAAGAAGCAGCGCAAGTCGGATTTTGAGCGCATCCAGAAGGAGATCGAGAAGGTCTCGCAGAAGGGTGGCTCCAGCGATGATGCGACCTATTGGTCTCCTGGTCTTGACAAGGCTGGTAATGGATATGCAATCATCCGTTTCCTTCCTGCTCCTCCAGGCGAAGATTCGACCTTCGTGCGTCTGTTCACACACGGTTTCAAGGGACCGACTGGTAAGTGGTACATCGAGAACTCGTTGACCACTCTTGGCCAGAAGGATCCGGTCGGTGAACTCAATTCCACGCTGTGGAACAGCACCGAAGATGATGAGGCTCCGGCACGTAAGCAAGCTCGTGCTCAGAAGCGTCGTCTTGGTTTCGTGTCCAACATCTATGTGGTGAAGGATGCAGCCAATCCGGAAAACGAAGGAAAGGTTTTCCGTTTCAAGTACGGCAAAAAGATTTGGGACAAAGTCCAAGCGGTGATGTATCCGGAAATCGCTGGCGAAGAAGGATTCAATCCGTTCGACCTGTGGGAAGGCGCAAACTTCAAGCTGAAGATTCGTCAGGTTGCTGGTTTCAAGAACTATGACAACAGTCACTTTGATTCGCCTGCTCCGCTGAGCGATGACGATGATGAACTGGACAAGGTCTGGCAGGCAGAGCATTCTCTGGCTGGTCTGATCGCTCCTGATCAGTTCAAGAGCTATGCTGAACTCGAGACTCGCCTCAAGGAAGTCCTAGGTGAAGCTGGTGGCTCTTCTCGTCAGGTGACTCGTAATGCTGAGTCTCTGACGCATGATGCTCCTGCTGAGTATCGTCCGCGCAACACTCCGCGTGTTGCTGAGCAGCAGGACGCTCCCGCTGTCGATGGTGATGATGGTTTGCCGTGGTCTGACAATAAGAGTGCTTCTGCCACAAAGAGTGGCGAAGAAGACCTGGATCAGTGGTTCGCCGACTTGGGGAAGTAAAAGAGAACCCATTGTCTAGTTGAATGTTGAGGGAGAGCGCAATGCTCTCCCTCTTTTCATTACACGTGCGGAGAGAACTCCGCTGGCGTTGTTGCCGATAGTGGTGCCTGGTTGATGGTCTGACTGTTCTTGATGTTGTTCACTGTCGGAGCAACAACTTGGGCTGGAGCGACAACTGGTGGTTGCTTCTGTGCAACAGCCATCTCAGATAGCTTAGCACCAGCATCGTTCTGCTTAGCAGGAGCCATCGATGGTGCTGGAACATTCTGACTGGAATTGATGGCAGATGCGATGAAGGAACCGCGCTCAGCTCCACCTGCTGCCTTGTTACCAGCATAACCATCCCATGCTCCCATGCCAGTTGTATCTTTCGGCAAGGATGCCCATTCAAGAGCCAGCTGCTTCTGAATTCCAGAAGTGCCATCCTTCATTCCGATGCGCACACGACGATCAAACAGAGCACGACCCATCTTCTCTTGGTTCTCTGGAGAGAACTTGTCGCTCATCTTCAGTCCTGCCCAACGAGCAGCATCAATGAGTGTTGTTTGTGGCAGGAACTGATACTTGCCTACTGCTCCCTTGAGTTTTGATACAGCATCAAGAGTCATCTCAGTCAGACCAGGGATTGGTGGACCATTGTGCGCTTCGTATCCACCAGCGCCAGACTCTCCCTTCGCAATCACAGGAGCCAACTTGGACCAGAGAGCATCAGTGTCGATGTTGCCGGTAGGACCACCAGAAGCAAGTGTAGCATTTGCTGCCTGAGTGTCTCTCTGCTGTTGAATTTTGCCACGCATGGACATCTGCTGCGTGTAGGAGTTGATGTAGCGATCTTGATCCTCATCAGAACCAAATGTGCGACCGAGGAAGCCTCGGCTATCGCCAATGATTTTGCTCAGTGCTTCGCGATCCTCTGCACTAGCATATCCCTGCTTCTTGATCTTCTCACCGATCTCATTCCACTTCTTCTGTTGGTCAACATCGAACTTCTGTTCGTAAGCAACACCAACAACATTCTCTCTGTTCTTGCGTGAGATTGTTTCCTGCTGTGTCTCTGGCTTCAACGCATACTTGCCCATTCGAGCATATTCAAGCAGTGAGTCAGGGATAACATCCTTGACTGATTCTGGGAGAGCAGTTAGGATCTTCTTGATCACATCACGTGGATCGAAGTCAGCAAGAGCGCCAAACACATCGTGGACATGGTCCAACCATTTGTTGAAGATGCCAGGGTTATGCTCATCACCATTGAACCACTTGTTGAGTCCAGTGACTGCATCACCGACCCACCCACACAAGGTTTTGAAGCCATCAGTCACCTTGCCAATCCAACCCAGTGATTTGTCCAAGCCATCACCAAACCCTATCAACAATGGAATGAGTAGACCCTTCAGGATTGTAGCGAAGCCATCAAGGATTGCTTCCCAACTAGAGAACTTCTTTGATCGACGATCAGTCAGGTTCTCTCTCGGCTTCTTGTTACGCTCGTTTGCCTTCTCGTTTTCTTGCTCGAGATCATCATGTTGCTTTGCAGCATCAGCAGACTTCTTGTCTTCAGTCACACGACGGACAAATGACTTGAGGAAGCCACTCACAGATCGATTAGAACGAACCAGCGTGTCCAACATGGCTGTCTGTTCTGATATCAACTCATTCATGTAGGAAACTGCTAGCTCGACACCAGAGAAGATGTCAATGATCTTGGCGTCTCGTTCCTTCTGTTCAGCTGCTGACTTAGAAGCGAACTGTCCCTGTGAGTTGCGATAGACAACCTTGCCGTCAGAGGTCTTGACGCGCGTCAGTTGTTCTGGCTCATCTGTTGTACGTGAGCGCTGTTGGACTGCTTTTGGTGCAGCACCTAGAGCATTACCAACCTTCATTCCGTTGACGATAGCACGTTGCAGAGAGCGAATTGCTGACACCATCGTGTCCAACAGTTCGCTCTGATATCCCATCTGCTCGCTCTGGTAAGCTGCTGCCTTAGCTGATGCTTGCGTTGCATCCAAGATGCCTCTTTGAACTTCGAGCATCTCACGTTCGACTGAATCACCAGTCAGCAGTTTAGGAAGGAATGCCATCGCCTATCACTTCTCTTGGTTGAGGGCGTCAAATGGTGTTGCGCCAGCGACATCAGCCACAGATGGCTTTTCTGGCTTCTTGAGTGCGATACGTTCCCATGTAGAGGAACCGATGTATGCACTGATGATGGTAGTGGTTGCTGCGTAGAACCAAGATGTCACAGAGTCTAGTGATGCCATCCTAGGCTGGGGAACCAGGAAGAACATGCAGCCCGTGGCAACAATCAGGGTCATCAGACAGACCCATGCCATCCACTTCTTAGT